CGATCAGGTAGAGCGGCGTCGGCACCACCACCAGGAACTGCCGGGCGTTCTCGTTCATCGGCTCGCCGCGGTCGTCCTTGAACGCCAGCATCGCCGAGATGCCGGCGAGGATCGCCTGCTGGAATTCCTCGACGCTCGGCGCCGTCACCACGCCATGCACCGCGCACGGCAACGCCGAGATGTCGACCGTGATGTCGTTGCTCTGGCTGGTCTGGTAATCGGCACCCGGATCAACGTGGTCGGTGTCGAAAAAGTACTGGCCGTCATAGCACGCGGTCGACGGGGCGTTGATCAGAAGCGTCGACAGGAGGCTTGCCCAATGGGTCTGCCCGCGGTCGGCGAGCTCGGACATGCGCACGCGCACCTGGCCGGTCTTGTCGCGGCGCGCGTCCTTTTTGCTGATCTCGATCGTCGACTCGTAATGCTTGTTGATGATCGTGATGCCCTGGCCGTTGAAGCCCTTGGCCGCGCGCGAGCCGACCCATTCGCGCATCGCGGGGGTCTGCCCGATCCAGTTGTACGTCTCCGACGACTGGTCGGAGCCGAAGAGGTTGGAGACGCCGTCGATCCAGGCCATGCCGAGATCGGTTTCGAGCCGCGCATAGTACATGCCGATGATGGCGCGGCTGGACAGGAGCTGAAGGTCGCTCATGTGCTTTGGTCCTTGTCAGAGGTTGATGATGCAAGCGGGCCGCGCCATGCGAGCCGCGCCGGGGAAGAGTTACGCAACGCACCCGCACTGTTTGCGGGTGCGTGAACAAGACAGAGAGGATCAGCCCTCGCGAGCCCAGATGCCGCGCAGTTCGGTCACCATGTAGCCGTCAGCGTCGCCCGCGATCAGAACGACGTAGTCGCCGCGGCGCTGCGTCGCCTTGGTGTTGATCAGATCCTTGTTGTCGCCGCCCGAGATGTCGGGTCCAAGGATCATGTCGGCGGCGGCCGGATCGATGGTGGTCGCCTGCGTGCCGAAGGCGCCGCCGGAGACGATCGCGAGGCCGGAAAGCCCATCCGCGATCGAGGGCAGCGTGAGCGCGGTGCCGTCGCCGGTTGCCCAGAACAACTTGCCGCAATCCTGCGCGTCGAACGTCTTCGTTGCCGTCAGAGCCTCGCGGATCGTGTAGCGCGCCCACGGATCGCGGAACGAAGAGTTGAACTCCACGATGCCGACGCCGGCCGAAATGTAGCGCTCGAAGAACCCGACGAACGAGCCGCCCACGGGGCTGAAGGAGAACGTGTCGTCATCCGACGCATAGACCGCCTGGCGGCTCTCGTTGTCACTGATGACCGCGCCCGTCACCGGCAGCTTGACGCGGCCGGAGGTCTTGACGTCGACGTTGATCGCGGCGGCAGCGCCCGCGCTGTTGTCGGCTCGAGCGGAAGCAAAGCCAGCGAAGCGGTCGCCGGCCACGAGCGGCCGGGCGTGGCCGGACGCGGCAACGATGCCGACAGCCGCGCCCTCGTAGATGATGTCGGACGCGATCACCGGATAGGCGTTCTCTTCGATCCGCACCGCGCCCTCGTAGTCGCGCGAGCGGTTGATGGCCAAAGTGGTCATTGGCGGTATCCTTCAGGTTTGGGGGATGGATAGGGATTGATCACCGCTCGCGGCGGCGACGAGTCTCACTTGCGGAGAATGCTAACCTTGTTCTCGTTCGCCTTGAACGAGACGTAATCTTCCTTGGTCGCGAACTCGGCCCGCAGTTTGGCACCGGCCGGCGTTGCCGCCCCGTATTCGGCGGCCCAGCCTTCGGCGGTCGTTGCCGCCACAGTCGCGGTGAGGCCGGGGTCCGACTGCGGCGCCGCCGCCACCTTGCCGGTGTGGGCCTCGACATCCTGGATGCCCGTGAGCTGCTTGGCGCGCAGCGCGTTCTCGGCGCCGATGATCCGCACCGCGGCCTGCTCCGGCGTGGTCTTGCCGTCCGCCTTCATCTCGGCGATCAGGGTTTCGTGACCCTTCATCTGCGCGCCGAGATTTTCGATGCCGACGATGCGGTCGCGCTCGGCGGTCGCGCCTTCGGCGACAAGGCTCGCGCACAAGTCGGGATACTGCGCCCGCAACTCTGCGGTGGTCGTGCTCTTGGCCGGCGCAGCCGGCCCGTTCTGCGTCTCAGCCATCGGGATCTCCTTCGGTTGGCTGGTTGCTGCCGTGGCCGGTGCGGACACGGGTTCGTGTGTCGCGGCGTGGATCGCCGCGAGCAAAGTCTGCTGCGTCATCGGGATTTACCCTTTGCGGTTGATCGCGCTCACGAAGGCGTCGAACGCATCGGCGGGCTTCGCCACGGCATCGACCAAGCCGAGCCGCAGCGCGTCGCCGCTGCGGTAATCCTGCGCTTCGGTTGCCATCGCCTGTTCGGCGGTGAATCGCCCGCCGCGAAAGCGGCCGACGTGCTCGGCGAACCGCCCGCGGGCCTCTTCGACCTCGCCTCGGATTCGGTTGGCCAGCGGCTCCGGCAGCGGCTGGAACGGATTTCCGTCCGCCTTGTGCTTGCCGGCAGACAGGATCGTGACCTTGATGCCTTCGTTTTCGAGCTTGCGCGAATAATCGGCGTGCATGGTGATCACGCCGATCGAACCGGCACGGCCGAACTCGGGCATCACGATCTGCCGCGCCGCAGATGCCATGAGATAGCCCGCCGACAGCGCGTTGTCGGTTAGGATCGCCATCGTCGGTTTTGCAGCCGAGAGCTGCGCGATCATGTCGGCTGTATCGAATGCGCCCGCCATCTCGCCACCGTAGCTGTCGATCTCGAACACCACGCCCTTGACCGCATCGGCGCGCATCGCGCGCGAGACTTGCGTCTGCAATCCCTGATACGACGTTTCGCCGGACGACTTGCCGAGGAATGCGCCCTTATGAACGAGCGTTCCCTCGATCGGGATCACCGCGACGTTGCCGACCATGTCGAACGTCGCCGCGCCGGCCGCGTCATAGGCGCGGCCGAGCCGATCGCCGAGCCGGCCCATCGATGGCCGGCCGGCATTGAACGCCGCATGATCAACCGCGCCGATCGCGTTCTCGATCACGATGCCGCCGTCGACCAGCCTGCAGCCAAAACCCAGGAGGATCGCTTCGGCCTTGCGCTGGTCGATCATCAACAGCGTGTTGAGCGCGCGGGCGGCAATCAGCGGAAGACTCATGCGCGCCCCCGTGACGGTCGTTGCGTTTCGTCGTCGGTGTCGTCGTCACTGTTTTCGTCGCTACGCTGCGCATCACCTTGCGCGGCGCTGGCCGGCTGTTCCGGCACGATGCCGGCAGCCTTGATAAGTTTCACTTCCTTGCCGCGCTGCGTGATCTTCTTTTCGATCTCGCCGCCGGTGCGTTCGGCGCACACCTGCTCGCCGGTCTTGAAGCCGTTCTTGACATCGAGATCGTCGGCCTCCGCCTCCTGCTTCGGATTGAGGCTCGGGCGCGCGGCGCCGCGCCACTCGGCGCCGCAGTACGCCATGCGGATGCGCGGATCGGCGAAGAAACCCGGACGATTGAGCCGGCCCTTGGCAACCGCCTCTTCCATCATCCACTCGTAGGCGACCTGCCAGAGCCTTCGGGCGTGCGACTTGCGTTCCTTGATCCAGCCCTGATAGGCGATTTCGAGCGCGGCACGCGATGCCGAATAGCTCGCCGTAAAGTGCTTGATCAGCAGTTCCTGCGGGATCTCCAGCGCAACGCCGATCAGCCGCGTCATCGCCAGAAAGAACGGATCAAACTGCGCGTTCGGCCGCATCGGCTGCGGCACGTTGACCTTTTCGCCGGGCGAGAGGCTGACGATCGCGCCGTGGCCGAGCTTGACCTCGTTGTCCGCGAGCGTGGAATCCGCTTCGCCCAGGACCGGGTTCTCGTCATCGTCGGCAGCGGTCTCGATGAAGTACGTATGGTTGGCCGTGATGACGGCGGCATGAACTTCGGCGTCGGTGTACTCGCCGAGCTGCTTGACGAGCTCGGTGACGGGCGCAAGCCAGGGCACGCCGCGGGACAGTTCCGGGCGCAGCCGATCGAACAGATGAATCACCAGTTGGCGGCCATCGTCGTCGCGCGCACGAACGCGCTCCCATTTCAGGCCGGCGACGCGCGTCCCGCCCGGATGCTTGTCGCTTATATGGTAGGCGACCGGCATTCCATCGGTGTCGACCTCGACGCCGCCCGCTATCTTGTCGCCATCGGCCGCGCGATCCGGGTTGCTGAGCCGATCGGCTTCGAGCAACTGCAGCCGCGTGCCGTAGACCTCGCCCGGCCGCTCCCGGTAGCGCCGCACGATCAACGCGTCGCCGGATTCGCTCTGCGTGCGGTAGGCAAGCGCCGCGAGCTCGTCGCCGTGCTGGACCGCGGTCAGATCGACCGACCGCCAGAACAGCGCGAATTCCTTTTCCTGCTCGCGCTCCATCGCGTCGGCCGCCTCTTCGGTGATGCCGAGCGTTTCATGATCGATGCTCGCGATCAGCGCGAGGCCGGCGCCGACGACGTTGGTGACCCGCGTCGATAGCGCGCCCGTTGCGATCGGCACATTGCGCGCCAGATCGCGCGCGCGGGCGCGCAAATCCGGCAGATCGCCCAGCGTGTCGGCATCGGGCGAGGCTTCCGCCGGCCGCCAGCGCTTTGTCGCCCGCCGCTCGCGGCGACCGCCGTCGTAGCCGCCGACGCCCGCCATCGCCATCTGCGTCCGGCGCTGCCAGCGATCGATGCCGAGCGCAGGCGAGAGCTGCGCAATGGCGCGATCCAGCAAGGTCCACTTGACCTCGACTTCGCGGCGACCGATCCGAACAAGCGTCATTCGTTCACCACGTAACGGATGCGGCGCCGGCCGCCGGCCGATGCACCGGCAAGGTTCTTCACTTTTTCGTCCCAAAAGGTGATGTTCGCCCGGATCTCGGCGGCGTCAGCGCGCTTGAGCCGGCGGCGGCCGTTGCCGGTGTCGATCTCGTACTCCTGGCCGCTCGACACGGCAGCGTCGGCTTCAAGCCACGCCGTCAGCCGCGCTTCGGCCTGATCGATCGTGATGCCGGCCATCAGGCAATCCCCGCGCTCACGACGCGCCGGCCTCGAACGCGCGCTGGAGTGGTGGCAACAGGCGGCACGGGCCGCGGCGCGCCCGGATGAATCAGATCCTCGATGTCACCCTGGCTCGGCTGCAGCGGCACCTCGCGCTCCTGCTCGAACTTGAGCCAAGATGCGTCAGGCATACCGCGCACGCCGAACTTCGTTGCCGCAGTCTCGGCCTGGTTCATGGTGTCGAGCATTTCGTTCGCCTGCGTCTCGTCCTTGGTCCAGCGGTACACCGTGAAGCCGTGACGCTTGACCGGCTCTCGACGTTCGGCCGTCAGTTGCCGGAAGTATTCGTCCTCGAGCCCGCGCGGGAACGACACGTAACCGGGCTGCAGCGGATCTTCCTTGGCGAGATCGCGGTAAAGCGCCATCTTCATGATCGAGGCGCCGAAGTGGAAAAACCGCCCGACGTATTTGAGGATTTTTCCGGTTCTCTCGTTGCGCTCGCGCTTGACCCGCGCGATGCGCGGCGCCGAATCCTCGCCGCGGCCCCGAACCATGATCAGTTTCGACCGCGGGTGCCGCTTCGCCCATCCCCAGACATCCTCGGTCCAGGCGTTGCCGTCGATCGCCGCAAGATCAATCCCGATGCGCCGGCCGGCGGCGTTCACCCAGGTCTGCACCATCAGCGCGTCGAGCCGTTCCCGGCACGTGGCGTCGCTGATGTGACCTGGGATCACGCCGCAGTCGATCACAAAGCGGCGATACTCCCGCCCCCAGCCGACCGCCTGCCACTCGACCCGGTCGCCCTGGCAATCGATGCCGAGCGTGATGACCAGCGCGCCGGCCGGGATATTGCCTCGCGGGTAGTGCGACTGCGCGGCGCGGTCCCTGATCTTCTCCCACGGCGGGGCCTCGCTCTGCGCCCGCCATGCGCGACCGGCTGAGTCGTTGGCAAAGACGCGCTCCTGCTCCGAGTCGCCCTTCGCCTTCAGCCACTCACGCGCGAGCTGTTCGAAGCCCTGCAGGTAGGAATACGCCGACCATATCCAGAATGATCGATGCTGCCGCTTCGCGCCGGCATTGCGCGAACGCCACTCGAACCCCTTGAGCATCTGCGGCCGGTGATGCTCGTGGATTTCACAGCCGCACGCGACGCAGGTGAAGTGCGCGTTCTCGGGATGCTCGGGATCCAGCGCCGCAAGCATGTTGTCCCATTCCAGCACCTGCATCTCGGCGCAGTGCGGGCATGGGACGTAAGGGTATTCCTGCGAGCCGGCCTCGAAGCTCTTGCTGATCCGGCACCCCGGCAGCACCAGCGGCGTTGATGCCTTGAAGATTTTTGCGAAGTCGACCGCCCGCGATCGGCTGTCGGCCTGTGTCTCGGGATCGCCAGCGGTGTTGACCTCCCACTTCGAAAGGTCGTCCTGGATCTGCCGAAAGATCGTGATCTGCGACAGCGAGGCTGCCGAGTTCGCGCCCGTGATGCGAAGCGTCGCCTGGCCGTCTCGGCGCTCCTTGTAGGTGACCGAGTCCGCGACGTCGCGGCTGCGCTGCGGAAACAACCGCCTGACCTGGTCGATCCCGCGCATCATCGGCGCGAGTTTCATTTTCGACCAGAGTTCGGCGTTGGTGTCGGTCGGATGGACCGCGAGGAAGGTCCCCTTCCCCATCACCAGCGAACCGAGCGTGAAGATGTTGGCGCAGACCGTCTTGCCGATCTGCGCCGAACCCATCAGCGTCACGATCCGGCACGGATCGTCGGGCGAAAGCGCCCGCAAGATTTCATCGAAGTATGGGAAGCGCTCCCGGTTGTACGGTCCCGGAAACTGGCTTTCGTGCTCGGCGAAGACGACGTTGGCTTCCGCCCACGTCAGATAATCGATCGGCGGCTCGGGCTCGAGCGCCGCGGCGGTTGCCTGCATCGCCAGGCGTTCCGCATTGGCGATCTGCAGGCACATTCACGTGTCGGCCATCTCGGGCTCGGCCGCCTCTTCGATCTCGAACGCGACGACATCGGGCAACGCCGCGGCGGCTGCCTTCACTTCAGCCGCGCCATTGACCCGCACCTTGCGGAATTCGGCACGCAACAGATGCAGCGCATCGCGCTGCGGGATGTTGAACTGCGCCGACAGCGCGGTCGCAACCGCCGGCAGCGCGCCTTCGTAGACCGTCACCACGCTCGCGGCAACCTTGGCCATCTGCGCCGCGGCGACCTCGGCGTTGGTGAGTCGGCCGGCGCGGGCCTGTTCTTCCTCGGCGGCCCTGCGGTTCGCGCGCTGGAGCTGCTCCAGGCGCTCGCGCTTGATCTGCTCTTCGACCGGATCGAAGTTGTCCGCCGGGGCCTGTGGCTTTGCGGACGGCTGTGGTGGTGACGCCGCGGCCGGTGCCGACAGCGTCAGGTTGGTATCGATCCCGTTGCCGGCGACCTGGTCGACATCGAGCCGCCGTCGCAAATCGGCGACCGCGACCGACTCGTAAAGCTTGCAGCCCTTGCCCTTGTCGCCGGCCAGCGCGCCTTTGCCGATCTTGCCGCCATCGACCCACTGCGTCACCCGCGCCGGGCTGACGTTGCGGCGGCGGGCGAACTCGGAACGAGAGATCGGGACCTCGCCGGCAGATTCCACATTCACCGCACCGCCCTTTTTAAGTCTTTAAGCCCGGCCATTTAAGGCTCGGTTTTAAGGCAGCAACAAACCGCTGTGACTGGCCAACCGACGCGGTGCGAATTACTCGCGTCGGGGGGTGGTCGTGGGAGGACCCGTGAGCGCTTACGGCACCACCGAGCCGGCGTCGTAGGCGCCCACCACCAGCACACGGTTCGAGCCGATGCCGATGCACGCGATCGTGACCTTGTTGGTCGTGGCGAGGTCGGCGAGTTCGTTGAGGTTGCCCGCCGTCGCCCCTGGGAAGTAGGGGACACCTGCGGTGCCCGTCCCGAGCGTGACCTTGCAGCCGGGGCCTGCGATGCTGACACGAGCCCCTGCCACATCGGCCGTGCCGAGCGCAATGCCTATGCCGTTTGCGCCCGCCTCAACCGCGGTGCCGTCGCATTGCGCCTTGAGCCATGTCCCCGAGTCGCTCTTGTAGACGGCCGCACCAGCCGTGAACGCCGCACCGGCCACCTGATCGGCGAGAGGCGTGCCCGTATAGAGCAGGACGTTGGACGCCGTGATGCTGAGTGCTGCCATGGCGATGATCCCTGGTTATGCAGCCTTGCGCTGATTGCTGTTGACCACGTAGCGCTGCCAGCCTTCGCGGAAGCGCATCGCGAACCTCTGCTGAAAGACCGCCTTGGCGGTCTCGTAGAACGGGAATCGCTTCCGGTACTGAGGGGGCGACACGAACATCAGCACCGGCTTGAGTGCGTTCCCACCGACACGGTGATAGATGCCCGGCGCCACGTTGCGGTTCGAGCCGGCGAGCCCTGACTGCCCACCTGGGCGCAGCACCACATAGCGGCCACGGTTCTTGCGACGGTTGCGCTTGCGCGACCTCGCTGTGGTGTTTTGCAGCGGATCAGAATTGGCCCCAACGTCGGACAGGATGCGGGTGAGCATTCCGCCCGGCATGTTGCCTTGGGCGTCGAGCGGGAAGCCCTGCCCTGGAACAACGAATTCGCTCGACTTCAGGATGCCAGCGCGCTCCAAGGCGCGTTCGTGCGATTTCTTGACACGCGAACCGCCCTCAACCTGTGGTCCGAGGTAGTGCCATGCCGGTATCGAGCCGAAGCCTTCCTTGAACAGCACATGGGATTTGAGGTGTTGCTTGGTGGCCGGCTTCACAAACAGCGCATTCAGGGTGAATCGCGTCGGGCGATCGAACACCCGCGCCATCACCTTGACCTCTTCGTCCTTGATGTCCTGCGCCGTTTTGGTGAGCGCGTAGGCCGTAACGAATGGGACTTCCTGTTTCTCGACGTCGGTCAACCGCCGCAGGAAGGCGTCGAGATCGTGCTTGACGCTGATCGAGAATCCTTGCGTGGGTGCCACACCCTATGAACGCAAAAGCCCGACCACCATGGGCCGGGCTCGATACGCAGTTCACCAAACGACCGGCACGCGGGTTATGCGCTGTGCCGGTCTTTGTGGCCTAATCTGTCGGGAATTACCGCGCCCCGTTGAGAGTGGCGCAACCCGCCCCAGACGGCCGTGCATGCAGGAGAGTTTCGTATAGGGCGATTCTCTGGTTGGGGGCAAGACCACACGCGCTGTCCAGTGTGGATTGCGTCCAGAGGCCGCAATCCTTGAGCCTGCCCTTGAGGGCGTCGAGCATGGTGCGCTCCCGCTTGGTCGGCTTGCGGGCCTTCGACCTGATCGCCGTGTTGCTGCGGGCCTGCGCCTGGCCACGCCGCCACGCCCGAGGCGCATGGTCGTTGTAGTCCCAGCTCCAGGCGCGGACCTCCTGCACGAACACGTCAGGAATCGGCACCGGCTTGCCGCTTGCGGGGTCGCACAGCATGCCGGAAACGCCGGGGACGTTGGTGATCCGCTCCTTGGGGACGATCCAGCGTCCTTCGCGATCTTGGATGTTCCACGCGAACACGAACAGCCAACCCGGAAAGGCCGCCTGCCAACCCTGCACCCGCGCCTCGCCCTGACGCCGTTGCGTCATGGGTCGGAAGCAGCCGAAGCGCCGTCGCGCAAGCCAGCGCAACGCCCGCTCGTCCTCGCCTGGGCGCGCATGCACGAGATACCAGTTCGCGGTTGCGCCTTCGGTGATCTCGGCCTCGAGGCTTGCCTGCAACCGAGCCGCAGCCGTGATCTCGGCCTCGATCCTCTCGGCGAACTCATGCATCCGCCAGAACTCGGAATAGACCTCGGCCATGTTGCCGTGCATCGTTTGCACTCTCCAGATTCCAAAGGGCCGAAGGACACGCGGAAATCGGTTTACGACGCGATAGCCGGGAGCGGCGGCGGCCAGCGTGACGGCACGGTGATCTCCCGGCCGAGTTTTGCCATGATGTCCATCGCCTTCACGCTGTCGTGGTCGCCGATAGCAAGCCGGTATTCCCGCCATCGGTAGAATTCAGGGGAGTACGCCTTGATCGAGCACATTTCGGTTGACGGCTTGATCACCTGGAACTTCTCCCAGCGACGCTCCCGGATGAACGTTGTCAGGTCGCAGACCTTGCGGGCCTTGGCGGCGCACTCGGCGAGGTAGGGCGCTATCCCGTCATGGCAGGCCGCCCGCATCGTCTCGTTGAGAGCCGCGAATGCCTGCTCGGCGGCGAACGAGCTCACCACGTGGTCGGCGGGCCACTTCGCCCGAACGTCCGAAAACGCCCATCCGCTTTGGTGGATTCCGTCCTTAGTGAATCCGTTTTTAGTGACTCCTTCTATAGGAGCCACATACGGGTTACCCGTCGCTGGCTGAGCCGTCGCTGGCTGACCCGTAGGTGGGTCGCCGGTTGCCGGCGGGTCGGTCGTTGGCTCGCCGGTGCGGTCGCCCTCGGTATCGCCCTCGCCCGCCTCGCTGGACCCCAGCGACAAAGCGGCGCGAATCTGTTCGTCCGAAAGCTCAGGCCCCGGCTCGTCCCGGACCTCGTAGACCGTGAAGAAACGCCCATCGGTCAATTGCGTCTTTTGCGCCACCACCCAGCCGCAGCGCATCGTGTTCCACATCACCCGCTTGATCGCCTCGCGGCCATAGCCGAAGCGCTTGGCCAGCTGCGGTCGCCTCACCTCCCAGTCGTGCGGACGCGACAGCAGGTAGTACAGCACGCCGATCTCGTCCGCCTGCAGGCGATCGTCATTCGCCAGCGCATTGCTAATGGTGGCGAAGTTGGCGGTGTGCTTGCGGCGGATGATCATGTGGCTTTTGCTTCGTCGAGCGCGCCCGCTGCGACAGCCTGCGCTTCGTCGGTTGAGATGGTGAACCACTCGCCGCCAATCAGCTTATCTGCCACCATCTCATGTGCGCGCCGTTCGGCCTTCCGGACGAACTCATGCTCCTGCCTGTCGTTGAAGAACACGATGCCGTCGAGACGGATGGGGGCGGGCGGGCCGATCATGCGCCGCCCTCTCGCATGTCGATCAGCCGATAGCCGCCGTGCTTCGCCAATTTTGTCTTGATGCGGATGCCAAGCGGCTCGATCTTCGGATTCATCACCCGCACGATCTGGCTGACACGGGATCGCTCGCCGATCTGATTGCAGAGCACTTCACCGGGGACGAAGTGCTCGTCCTTGCGGCGGCGAAACAGGGTGTTGAACAGCACGGCCTGCTGAGCTGAGAGACTGACGAATGCCTCGCCGCGCCGAATGACGCCGGCCGCCATGGACCAATGCAAAGCGTTCGGGTCGTCCGCAGGCAACGGCAGGGTCGCCTTCACGGTCGGATATGGCACACCCTCGATGCCATGCTTGCGGCACACGCTCGCATAGAACGATGCATCCCATCCGAGTTCGCGCGATGACGCACCAGCCCGTATCAGCTCGAGCGTCGATGGATTGTAGGGAGCCGCCATCATGCGCCCCTCGGCTCACGCTCGCGTTCGAGCGCAAGATTGATTCTGTTCTCACGGGCGACCCGCTGCAGGCGGGACAATGGCCAGCAGAGTGCTGCAGCGATTTCAGCAGCACAGACCTTGCCGGCGTTGCGGTTGATCATCTTCAGCGTGTCGGAATCGTATGGTGCAGGCTTTCTCCCGAGCACAGGTGCATCGGGATATTGGCTTGCGATGGGATCGGTGATCGGAGGGCGGAATGGATTCATCCGGTGTTCCCCGCGTCATCCGAGATGGAAGCACGCGGGGGAACTGGAACACGACGGAGGAAATCCGGGATTGTGAGATCGATTGGTTCATGCGCGACTGCCGGTGTGTTTTCCGGCGTCGCAGTCTCACGGGGATGGGGATGGAGCTCGCCCGTGGTCGCGTCGAACTCGCCGGGTTCGGCCTGGTTGCCCCACGCAGCCCAGCCCTTGCGCGGCGGGCCGCGGCGGTTCAATTCGATCTTGGGCAGGCTCGGGTAGTAGCCCTCGATCATCTCGAGGAACAGTTCCGGCTTCGCGCTGTGCTTCGTCGCCGGCGCCTCGATGATCGAGTTCTTCTGAGTGCCGGGCGCCGGTGCCGGAATCTTTCCCCTGGTGCCGATCAGCAGCAACTCATGCACGTTGCGGTTCCAGTAGCCGGTGCCCGCTTTCTGCTTGTCCCAGACGTAGTGCGAGACGTAGGCGAAGCCCCAGGCTTCCATCACGGCGAGCGCGTGCGGCAGCATCGGCACGGTCGCCCACAGGAACAGCACGCAGTCGTCGGCTGCGATCGACGGCACGTCGCGGGCCTTGATCACGTCGAGACAGGAGGTCGGATAGTGGTTGTCGGCTGATCGATCCATGCCGGTCGACCGTGACCATGGTTCGAAGCGCCATTCGGGATCCGCCACGATGACGCCATAGCGGGCTTTCGGGAGCGCGGCCTGCTTTGCGCCAAGGGCGGCTTCTCGCTCGGCGCGTGCGGCCTGCTTGTCGGCGGCCCGGTTGGCGTCGTCGATGATCTTCGCCCCGCCCGCCGCAATCCGCTCGCGGGCCTGAGCCACCATCAGTTCGAAGGCTTGCTCGGCAATGGATGCCCGGCCCTGGGCGCGGGCTGACAGTTTCTTGTCGATCCCGGCTTCGGCGAGCGTCGGTCGAAAAGGTTCCTGCCCGGTACTTTTTTCAGGCTGCCGGCCCTGCCGAAACAGCCCGGCCGACTTGGCTGCCTCGATGACCTGGCCAAGCCTGCGCTCGGCCCGCAACTGGAATTCGGTCGCGTCGGCCAACAGCGCCTGGTCCTTGATCTGACGGGCGCGGACCTTGGCGAGCTCGAACTCGTCCAACAGCGGCAGCACTTCATCGATGCGCGTCGCTTGCGCGAGGGCTGCTCGAGCTGCGTCGTATTGGGCGAGAGTGGTCATGCGGCCGTCACAGCCTCGCGCGTGATCGGTCCGCGCCGTTTGGCGAGCTGCAGCGTCACCGGATCGAGATCCCAGATCGGCTTGCCGGCCCGCTCGAAGAATTCGATCTCGTGGGCGATGCCGCGCGACGCCTGCCAGCCCTTCATGTGCGCGACGATCAATCGGTCGCAGCGCTCCATCATCGCTTCGTCGAACGGGAGCCAGATCGAGTGGTCGAGAGGATCGAGGCCGCCGTGGATTGCGAGCGGGTGCGTGTGCACGATCGGGGAATAGACGCGGTAGCCCGCGCGCAGCAGCCTCGACGCGAGCACGGCCGCATCACGAAACGCCGCCTCGATGCCGGCCTCGTAATTCGTGTATGGCGTGGCGAGATACCAGAGCGCGATCATCTGCGGTTCACCTTCGTCTTGGCCGCATCGGCCCAAGATTGATCATTGTGGATCATCTGGGCCTTGATCTCGCCTGCGCATGCGGCGTAGCCCGCGCCGTCGATGTAATCGTCCGCGTTGAACGCGCCGCAGTAGCGCCTGGCGATCTTGAGCCCCTCCATCATGTTTGCGACATCGTGGGCGTCGAGCGCTACGATCGGCGCCTTGCCGGCGGCCTTCAGGATGCCATTCCAGACATCGGCGATCTTCTGGTGGTTCGGCAGCTTGGCGCCGTGGTTGATCGCGCGGTCGCCGCTGACCAGGTCCGCCGCCGTGCGGGCGATCTGTGATGCGGTCATGCGGGATGTCATGCGGACTGGTCCTTATCCGCCGGCAAGCACGTCTCAACGAATCCGCATACAAGACAGGTCACCTTCACCCTGTCGAACACGGAATCGTATTTGAAATCCGTGTCGTCGCTTTCGCATTTCCGACATGTGCCGCGACGATCCAAGATCGATCGCTGCTGCGTGGATACGGTCACGAACACCCTCCCTGCTCTGATCGTGTCTTCGAATTGGCGATAGCGTGCGGACAGAATGGAAAGAGAAGAACTGCGGCGGCACGCTCGACAGCGGCCTGGGGGGCTGGGGAATCCGTCGAGGTGCCGCCGCGCTCGGCCGCTACGGATGAGCGACGCAGCGGCGAAGATGATTTCAGCGAAGCGTGCATGTCGTCGTCGGTGACGATGCGAAGCATGAGAGGCTTGTCCCAAGTCGTGAAGGATTTGGACAACGCAACTCTGACAGCAACGCTACGACGAAAGACTGTTGGCTAAGTTCGATCACTGTTTCGTTTGCGGTGACGCCTCGGCACTCCGAAAACCGATTAACGATCGGGCGAGGTCTTCGGCGTGCCGCGCATACAGCAGGGCCACGTCATAATCTGGCGACGACGGCCCGGCCCACATGAACTCGCCGGCTGCGTAGAACGCCGGGCGCCATTGGTCATCGATCGGCTCGACGACAATTTCGACGGTGATGACCGGACCGCTCATGCCGCGGCCCCGAATTCACTTCGCGAGCAGCCGCACGAACGGCAGTTTGCCGTCAGCGGAGACAGGCGAGCCGGCGAGCCAGTATTTCGCCATCCGCGGCTTGACGCCTGCGGCAGCGGCCCAGTGCTCAGCGGTTTTGCTCGGCCAGATCGCTCGAGCGACCACGGCGTGAATTGTGGTGCAATCGGTTGCACCGCAGGGCAACGGGGTGCCCCTGATTTCCAATGACGGCGCAAGCGAAGGCGATTCAACTGTACGCATGTTGAAACTCCGGACGCGGACGCAACAGGCAGGGTCACAGGCGGACGCGAAAGGGCGGGCGGGAGTTGGTGTTGAGTCTCCCGCCCGCAGTCGACAGAGAGGGTCGCGCCGAAGCTTGCCCCGGTCGGCGCCAGCCGGGTCGAGTGCGACGCGATCCGGACCATTCCGGAGACGGCGCAGCAACTTGCGGACGAGCCGATGACGGTCGTCCGGTTCAAAAGCGTGGCGGTCACGCGCACGGCGCCCGGCGATATCCTGATCGCGCTGTTCAATGGCGAGCCGGTGCCCGCTTGCGTCGGGATGATCGCCTGTTCGGAGGAGACCGCACACGCCCTGGTGGCGGCGCTGGGTATCGAACTGCAGGGGCAACCGTGATGTTCCCGCGATGAATGTTGGTCTTTGTGGGCCTGTTGGTGGACGAACCCAGCCTCGGAATAATCGTGGTTCCGCGCGCCGCCGAGTATCTTTCGGATGGTTGCAATGCCTGCAATCCGACTTAAAATTCCCCGGTCGTAAAACTCTCTGTTGCGTCCAGTTCGGGGGTGTTCATGAGTGTGTCGGAATTGCTCGATCCGCCGGTCATCGAGACCGAGCCGGTGGTCGAGATTTATATCACCCGTCCAATCCGCGTCGACCGCATCGGATCGAGCGTATCGGTGCTGCTCGGTCAGCACCGCATCGATCCCAACATCAATGGCGGAAAGCCTTACTGCACGCCCGTGGCGCGCGTGTTCTGGCTGATGGAAGACCTCGAGCGCTGCCGTGGAACGCTGCGGGATTGGTTCGACGGGGGCGCCCCGGAGGGCTCGACCTCGATCCCGTTCCGAGGGCGAGCGCGACAGCGCGAGTTGATGTAGCCCGCTCATTCGGCGGCCTCGAGGAAATCGTTGGCCGTAACCTGGCCGCCAGTCGCGCGGACGATGGCCTCCATTGCCTCACGGCCGGGCCATGCCCGGCCATCGAGATAGGCTGTAACCGTGCCGGGTGTCTTGCCGATCGCCTTCGCGAACGCGACCTTGCGGCGTTCGGAGCCGTCGTCGTTCGGCAGTTTGAACCAGTCGGCGAGTTTCATGGGGCGAAATCTATAATCCTGTTAAAATTTCAATGCAATCAAAAATTCAAGGTGGTGCCGTGGCACTGTTGACAGCCGCCGTTGAAAATTCGGCCATGTCAAAACGTGGCCCCTACAAAACCGGGCGGGACAAGGCCCCGCCTCCTAGCTATCGCAAGAACTATCTCGCGCATTGGCGCGAGCTTCGCGGCTGGACGCAGGAAGAGCTGGCGGAAGCCGCCCACATGTCGGTCGGCATGGTGTCGAGCGTGGAGAACGCCACGGCTGGATACAGCCCGGAAAGCCTGCACAAGCTCGCCGCGGCGCTTGGCATCGACGCCGGCATGGTGATCAGCTCCGATCCGAGCGCCGACGAGCCGCTATGGTCGATCGTCGCACGGGCGACGCCAGCGGAACGTGACCAAATCGCAAAGCATGCCGCCGTCATCGTCGGCGAGAAGCGCACCCGACGAAAATGAAGACGGCGCGGGGGATCGCAAGCGCCGCAGTCGTTGCGCTATCGGCCGCAAGCTGTGTCAGCTCGATCCCTGATTATCCCTCAACGACTGCCGTCGCCAATGCCCAAGACGAGTACGTCGGCCGCAAGCTTTGGGTGAACCCCTCCCGCGGGGCGTTGGCGATCTGTGAGCAGCCCAAGGATCACACCTACCGCACGCGTGAGAAGTGCTTCAACTATGCCGCAGGGATGTTTTCGATCGAGAGTGCCGTGATGGGCCCAGCCGGCCCCGATGCCTATTTGGTCCGAACGGCAGACGGTCGGACCGGCTATATCGATTGGTACAAGACGATTTCGGCCGACAGCGAAACCGAGCACAAGCGGAAGCTGGCTGAGAAGGCTGATTGCGATCGCCGTGGTGGCGTCTCGGTCGGCATGACGCGGGCCCAGGTCTACGCCTCATGCTGGGGCAGGCCGCAGCGAATCAACACCACGACAACGGTCGGCGGGGATCACGAACAACTGGTCTACGGCTACGATTACGTTTATCTCAGGAACGGCGTGGTGACATCGATCCAGACCAGCCGCCGCTAGTTTTCAACTACATCAAAATTTCAATTGCATTGAAATTATAGCTATGCCATGAGTCCTCCCGTATCCCAACGGGAGCCCCCTTCCGTGCCAGCCGAGATCATCACCGCTTTCGGACGACGCACCGTCAAGGTCGTCTCACCGCTCGATGATGCACGGACGGCATTAGCCGAGATCGCTTTTGCAGCGGGTGTGAATGCGAACGTCGCGACGACGGCGGGCGAGCGGTCACGCTGGATCAAGGTTCACGAGAAGGCGAAGGACGCGCACCAGCGCACGGGAGGGAATCAATGAAACAGACCATCAAGGCCGGAACGCGGATCGAGTTTTACGGAACGCCCGCGATGGGCGGCTTTCCTGCGGTCGCGCCCGAACGCGCCACCATCGCGCGCTGGCGGAAGTCGAACGACGACGGGACGGGCATCAACCACGTTCGCGGCAACCCGAAATGGCACGTCGTCCAATTCGACGATGGCGGACGCCTGATGGCGCATGAGAGCCGCTTCCGCATCGTCGACAACCGTGCGGGAGCGCAGTCATGACCGACACCCAATCCGACGAGAAAGACCGCCTCGAATCCGAGCGCGCGAACCTCATGCGCGCACTGCAGGGCGGCTTATCCGACCCTTTCATCGGGGTTCGCATCGACGCCATCGACGCACGGCTTCAAGAGATTGCCGACGCTGCGGGAGCGCAGTCGTGAGCGACAACGTCGTTCGGATCAAACGCCAGCCGCGTCCGCTTCAGAAGACGTACCAGCCGAAGGCGCCCTACGTCGTCCACAGGCAGGACCATGACGACAACTCGATAACCTATGATGTGATCGACGAGCGCCCGGATACCTACCGCATCGTCTGCGCCGCGTATGACTTCGGCGACAACCCTCACGCCAAGCATGACGCCGAACAGATCGCGCGCGGCCTCAATCTGCTGGTGCAGCTCGGCAAAGAGAAATTGCCGAACGTTCGCGACAGAGATTGAGCCAGTGATCCCGCTCACCCTTTCCGTCTGTCTGTTGTGTCAACCCGTAACCGTGGAGTCAGTACCCATGTCGAGTGATCGGATCAGCAGTATGCTCAACCAGTTTTCATCGACGGTGCGAGCGCACGAAGCGCAGCGCTTCGACCACGCGACCGACGACTTCGGCTATCCGATCTGCGCCTGCGCACCATGCCGGGAGCGCTCGGAGCGGATGAACACGGATTTCATCCTGCGGCTCACCGCCATCGGCCGCGATCCCGAGCGCGTGATCGAGCAGCCGAACGACCAGCACGAATTCGACTACGACGGCGACGGCGGCAGGGAATACGACGACTATCTGCGCGACAACAATCCGCGCATCGGGTGCTCGTTCGGCGACTGGAAAAAGATCGGCGATGTGCTGCCGGTGATCGAGGCGCCATCGATCGTTCCCGAACAGCCCACAGCCGACGAGCGAAAGCGCAACGGCGAACGCCATCAGGATGAAGCACCACGGGAGGCGGACACATGAAGCACTTCAAACTCCCCATCGCCAGGGGCTGGAAGATGCCCGACAACACCGTCGTCGTGTCGCGCGGCACGAAATGGGGCAACCCCTGCGTTGTTAATCCTCGCGTCAGGTACGGCAGCGGTTCGGCGCATTCGCCAAACGTCGGCACCAATGCGGAGGCAGTCGCGTTCTACCGGGAGTATCTCGCAGAGTGCCCCGACCTGATCTCCGCGCTGCCCGAACTCCGCGGCAAAAACCTCGCCTGCTTCTGCCCGCTCGATCAGCCCTGCCACGCCGACGTGCTGTTGGAGATCGCGAACCGATGATGTCCCGCCGTCGCGAATTCTCCACCGACACCAAGCGCCAGGCTTACGAGCGCTCGCACGGGATCTGCGAATGCCACCTGATCCCGCATGTCTTCCGTGTCGCCTGCGGCTGCGCACTCGGCCCCGGCAACACGTTCTATGAGCACATCGATCCCGACGCGATCTCGCACCGGAACGATCTCGACAACTGCGCGGTGCTGACGAAGACCTGCTGGCGCTTCAAGACCAACAGCCACGACAAGCCTGTCGTCGCCAAGTCGAACCGCGTCCGCGATCTCGCCCGCGGGATCAAATCCCGCATTCACAAGCCGCTCACTGGAACAGTCGCGTCGAACGTGAAGATCCCGCTTCGGCCGTTCGCTCGCCCGATCAACCGCACAACAGGCCGGGAGTTCTGACATGCGCTCGCCTTCGATCGTCCCGAAGATGCCCGCCTACCAGGGCCATCGCGAAACGCTCGACGCCCTGCTCGAGCACGGCACATGGATGACGGCGGCCGAGCTCTCGGAGCTCAAGGGCTGGCGCATGTCCTCGACCAGCGTGCGCCTCTCCCGCCTCTACCTCTACGGCCGGATCGAGCGCACGACCCTGCCGGACGATCCGCACCCGAGACACTACCGATACCGCATCAGGCAACCCGAGCACGATTTCGAAAACACGTGCGACGCCCAGCACACCCCCGATCAAGTCGCACGTGGGCCGGCGGCGGAACTGCCAACCCCGCCGGCCAATAATCACTGACTGGAAATCAGGAAACCCGCGATGCGAACCGTTGGCCCATGCGTCCGCTGCAAGTGCGAAGTCTGGATTCCAGATGCGCTTTACGAGGCCGCCGACCATGGTCGGGGTGCGGTCAAGTTCTATTGCGGATACGGCCACGGCCAAGTGTTTGCAGTCGGCGAGAGCGATGCCAATAAACTGCGTCGCGAACGCGACCTCCTGGCACAGCGGATCGCCGAGCGTGATGATGAGATCAAACGCCAGCGCGAAATGCGTCAGGAGACGGAGCGCCGGTTGAGCGCCACGCGCGGCGTCGTGACCAGGATCAGGAACCGCGTCGGGCACGGCGTCTGCCCGTGCTGCAATCGCACGTTCGGAAACGTCGCTCGCCACATGGCGAGCCAGCACCCAACGTGGTGCGCTGAGGCTGCTGAGTAAGCGTCACTGACATCACATTACGAAAGGGCTTCGCTGTGGCTGTGTTTGACGATCTGGATAGGTGGACAACGGTGCATCGCGCCGACCCGCAGCCGCGTCCGCAGCGCGTCCCTCTGACCGGAGAGGATGTTAAGGAGCGCGTCGAGCGCCGCATGATGCCATGGACCTATGGCGGAATGCAGGTTCGCGAGGTTGATGCCCAGGCGCAAGCGCGGACGGCACGGGACGTGCGCGGCTCCTGGGTGCGTCCACGGTGCCCGAACAAACGGGAAGGCCGAAAGGGCACCCGCCGTCAATGGAAGCGCCGGAACGCGCCGCACTTCGTCATGCTGTATCGCGAGCCGACAGACGTGCTCGTGATCGAGAACAGGATCATCATCGCAACGCCGACCCAGGCCGACATGCTGCGCCGCGCGACCACCGCGCGAGCCTGGGACACGAGGCCGGGCGGCGCGTGGTGATCCACTGAGGTTCGGGAAGCGAGACTGAGAGCTTCGCATTACGGCGTACACTGAATGAGGACCAAGCAAGCGCATTTCGTCAGGTTCGGGCCGTCGATCCCGGTTGTCCCGGTAGGCGACTTCTCGTCCATGCGCCTGACGGAACAGCAATGGGCCGATGCTTGGCACCTCTGCGGCCCGAGTGCCGAAAGAAACATGACCAGCATCCGGCGCGGCCGGTCGCTGGAACTCTGGCAGGTCATCGCGTCGGCCTACCTTGAGGGACTTCAACACGGCGCGGAAATCATGAGGGAACGATATGAGCGAGCAGAACACGGCGATGGCGTTCAACAACGGCCTGACGCCGGAACAGGACGACAAGATCGACGACCTGATGATCGGTTTAACCCGGACGCGCCTTGAGATCGAAGAACTCGGGCGGCACCGCACCTACTCGCTGGCGTTGACCAAGATCGAGGAAGCCCAGCATTGGCTGCGCGCCAGAAAGCACGCGGCACCCTAGTCGCTCATTGGACCTGCGAGTGACGGAGGGCGAATAGATGGTCATTTTGGTCGTGCTCGGTTTAATCTCTTACTGCACCATCTTGATGCTACTGTGCATGTCCGTTGGCCTTGCCTTGGCTGGCGAGACCGGCGCGATGCTTGGGTATTTCGTCGCGTTGGCTGTGTGCGGTGCGAGCGGGTATTTCTTCGCCGAGATTGATCTTGACGACAGCACCCGCCGCCTGCCGCAGCGGCGGATGCAACACCGGCCCAGCAAGCCTGAGAGAGACGAAGGTATGCAGAACCTCGCTGAACTTTGTGGGCGTTACGAGATCGAGACGCGGCGCGCTCTCACAGATGAGCAGACACTAAAGCAGGAGGGTTAGATGGCGGCTCATGGAAAGGTCAGCGAAGAAATGCGCCAACTCAATTTGGCTCGCGGCGATCTGCACGAAGCGATCGGCGCACTTCGCTACGCCCATCAATGGAGCGAGGGGCAATATCAGAACAACATGGCCCAATTGATGAACGCGCTGGACCGCTACATCGACGCCAAAATCGCGCCACTGCGCTTCTAAACAGGAAGTGAGACATGGCCCCCGACGAACGCCACGCGCGCTACATCCGCGACAAGCTCAAGGAACTGCGCTTGGCTATCGAGGGTGCAGAGACGGCTGGGCTCTCCGTCTCAGTCCCAGAACTGACCTATCTCTACCTTCAAACCGGGGTGGCGAGCGGGTCAGAAATCGACTGGAAGATTGAGCGGCGCTTGTAAGCGAAATGAGCGGGTCACAGTCGCGGAGACGAGATTTTATATGAACGAGCCCCAAGGACTCAGCGACCGTGCAAGGGTGCAACTCGCAAGGATATTCGTCGAGAATGTCCGCATGAAGGACGCGCTGGCCGCGATAATCTCGGTCTGCGACAAGAACAACTCTCCATCGGCAAATGCGGCCATGGCGCTCGCGACCGTGCGGGCGATTGCCGACTCAAACCTCACGTTTTGTGATGGTCAAGGATAGGATGTGAGCAACCGCCCGGCCATCGAAGTCGCCCCCGACACGCCGCTTCGGCTCGACGTGGCGGCGGCGATTGCGTACCCGGACGGCAGCATGTCGGCCCACGGATTGCGGTTGGAACATCAGCGGGGGCGGCTTGCCATCGAGCGCGTGGCGGGCAAGGATTACACCACGCTCGCCGACATCAGACGGATGCGTGAGTTATGCCGCCTCGCGGGCAAGGCCCGAGACTCTGGCTCAGGGAAGAACGCCGAGCGGGCGCGCGACGAACTCATCCCGCCGTCTGGCTCATTATCGACGGACGACATCAGCAGAGCACGCGATGCCTGTCAGACGATCGTGCAGGAGCTGAGAGAGAACTCGCGCGCTACATCTCGGAAAAGCACGTCACCCGCGCGGCCGAAGGCGAACGTGATCCGGTTCGCGTCCCGGTCGCGGACGCGCTCGCGGTCTACGCCCGCGACGTAGCCCCACGACACGCCGACCCGTCGGCTACGCTCTCGCGCATCTCGATCCTGTTGAGGTTCTTCGGCGACAAGCGGCTGTCGCAGATCAACGGCGCGCTCTGCCGCGCCTACGTGGCGCAGCGCTCGACGGATGCCGCGGCACGCCGGGAGCTCGAGGATCTTCGAGCCGCGATCAACCACTACCGCAACGAGGGGCACATCCGGGTGGTGATCAGCGTGCCGCTGCCGCCGCGGCGGCCGGCGCGGGAGCGCTGGCTCACACGGTCCGAGGCCGCGCGCCTGGTGCTCGCGGCATGGCGGGCGAAGGACGAGCAGAGCGGCAAGACGAAGACCCGCTACACCCGCCGGCATGTCGCCCGCTTCATCCTGGTCGCGCTTTACGCCGGCCGGCGGGCGGGTGCGATCGTGGAAGCAGCCCTGCAGCCGACAGCAGGCCGCGGGCATATCGACCTCGAGCGCGGCGTCTTCCATCCCCGTGCGCACCGCCGGCAGACCAAGAAGCGCCAGCCGGCGATCGTGCTGCCGCGGCGGCTGCTCGCCCACCTTCGCCGCTGGAAGAAATCCGGCCAACGCTACGCGGTCGAATGGAACGGGGAGCCGATCGGCCGGATGGCGAAGGCGTTCCGGCAAGCCGTGAGGGACGCCGCGCTCGATGCCGACGTGACGCCGCACGCGCTGCGCCACACCGCGGCGACATGGATGATGCAGCGCGGTGCCCCGCCATGGGAGGCGGCGGGCTATCTCGGCATGTCGGTCGAAACCCTGATCCGGGTCTACGGGCACAACCACCCGGACCACCAGAGGGCGGCATGGTCGGTTTTCGACCGGCCGGGCGGGACGCCCAAAGCCCGCAGGAAGCCCGCCCATGCGTTAAAACGGAAAGCCCGCCACAGAGGGCGGGCCGGGGGCAAAAAGCGAACGTAGGGCCGTTATTTTGGCGGACGTATTGGCGGGATTTGCGGGCAACCCCTGTTTTACTGGTCGGAGTGGCGAGATTTGAACTCGCGACCCCTTCGTCCCGAACGGGAAGCGGATCGGAGCAATCGCGGCCGAATGCGGGTTTTCACCCGTTAGTCATTGGGATTTCAACCCCGTTAACCCCCTTATTCATTGGCGAAGTTTTGGCGGGATTTCAGTCCGATGTCTCGGGCTTGTCGTCGTTGCCTGGCCCCTGGATGTCGCGACGGCATCCCTCCTCTTCGTCGTCGTCAGGCTCGACCGTGACATCGATCCCGTGCCGGACCAGCGCCCGCCGCGGCGATCGCCGTTTGACGACCTTTCGCCGGTTGCGGCGCATGTTCCAAGCCTCACGCGCGGATCGCGCCGATCGAGCGCTTCGGCTGCCGCACCGGGCCGTGGTGCGACCAGCGGCCGGTGCCTCGCTCGAACCCAGTGTTGAAGTAGCGGATCAGCCTTGTCGTCATCTCGAGCAATGCCCCGGTGCGCGGGTCTTGCTTGAACTGCACGATCGCGCCGCCGACGTGGGCCTCGAGGCGCTTCTTGCGCATGAACGAGGTCTGATCCTGCGCGCAGCCGGTCTGGACGACCCAGATGTTGCGGATGATGCCGGCCCACAGTTTGTGGTAATGGCCGTAGAAGGCCGCGTGTGGCTTCTCGCCGCCTTCGTAGCTCTCGACGATCTTCTGGATCGAGTAGGACAGCGCATAGGCCGAGCCGCCGCCGGGATGCACCACGGCGAGCGAAGCGGTCTTGCCGCTCCCGGCATGGCGCAGCGTGACGTGGGCCTCCTGGTAGCCGAGGTCGTTCCAGTCGTGGCCCGCGGCCCGCATGATGTTGGCGCAGTATTTGCCGACATCGATGCCCTCGCGCTGGGCGTACCAGCCTTCGTGGTCGTCGCCCGAGACGGCGTAGATCGGGAGGCTCGTCTTCGGATGCCGACGGGCGAGCATCTGGCACTGCTGCTCGAGCCCGATCACCTCGAGGTCGTAGCGGTTGAAGTTCGCCTCGCCGTCGATCCAGTTGCCGGTATCGAAGATCGCCTGCGCGTTCGCCTTCTCGGCTTCCCGGATCAGATGCTCGCGCACGTCCCATCGGGTGTGCTTCGATGCCGCGTGCAAGTCGCCGATCGCGGCGAACACGTAGGAGCCGTCAGGTCGCGACTCGATCTCCAGGGCCGCGCCTTCGGTGTAGGATTGCGGCGGGCGCGACAGGATGTCGAAGCGGTCGCCTATCTGCGTGACGTTGACGCCGCGCTGTTCCAGAAGCTTGATCGCGGCGCGGATCTCGTGCACCGAGGCACGGGTGCGGGCCGATAGCTCGGCAACGGTCTTCGGCCCAAGCTTGTTAGGCTTGCGCAGCCAGTAGAGCACCTGGTCGGCGATCTGATCCGCGCCGCGCTTCTCCTGCTTGGCGCGGTAGGGCTGGCGAAGTTTCCGGCCGCTCTTGATGCTCGGCTTGATGTTGTAGAGTTCGTTTGCGCGATCGACACGGCCACGAAACGAGATGCGCCCCAGCCGCTTTTTTCGCGCGGCACAGTAGCGCCGCCAGCCCTCCGTCAGAGCATTCGGATTGCCGGTGATCTTGAAGCCGTCCGCCAGCGCACCTGAGACGAAGCGGATCGTTTCTGTGGCGGCCTTGCGGGTGAGGTTGGATTGCGACATGGGCCGTCTAGTCGGCTTCCGCGATCTTGTCGATCTTTTTTTCCATCCGCTCGATCGACCTCTCGATGCGGGAGACGGCCCCCTCGAAACTCGCCTTACGCACGAACTCGTCGCGCGCCCAGGTCTCGATCCGGTGCACGTGCTCCTTGAGCGCCCTGATCGTCTCGCCGAACTCTCTGCTTTGCCGATCGGCCTTGGCCTCGAACTCGCGGCGCAGCTCGGCGATCTTTTCCTCGACCTCGTCCTTGGACGCGACGATCGCCGCCCGCAGCGACAGTTCGACCTTGGAGAGCGCCCGCGTCACCACGACCAGCGTCACGCCGGCCGTCAGGACGAAGCTTGCAAGCGTGATGATCACCTGGCCGGACAGCAAATGTCAGTGCTCCAGATGGTCAGGGGCGCTCCGGGTGTTCGCGCATCCGGGGCGTCCCGCCTTTCAGTTCACGGCGTCGTGAGTCTTTCCGGGCGGCCTTGCCGGCGGTGCCGCCGGCTTCGTCGCCGGAGGCGGCTTGACCTCCGGGATGATCACCGGAGGCTTGATCACCACGGGCGCGCCCTGCTCGATCGCCTTGCCCTTTTCGAACGACCGCCCGCTCATGTACACGCCGACGATCAGCGCGAGTGCGCCGAGAAACGCCGCATAGAGCGGCCATGCGTTGTGCAGGACATCGAGCGGCTTTGCGTTGCCCAGGATCGCGACCACGCTCGCCCAGGCGAGCAGCACGCCGAACACCGTCGCGAACAGATTGAACAGCCAGCCCGCCGTGGGCCGCCAGCCGGTGTAGAACCAATGCCGGTTTTCCGGCCGGACCTCGACGCGCATCGTCTCGTTGGTCTGCGTCAGGGACGCGATGACGGCCTGCGTGTGCAGCCGCTCGAGCTCGACGAACCCTGAGATTTCCGCGCGGCACTGCTCCAGTGCGGCGTTGATCTTGGCGCGGGCGGTTTCCTCTCCGGCCGCGGCAACGGCGTCGCTCACAGCCTTGGGCGTCGGATCGACCCCGAACGCGCGGGCGATGGCTTCGCCGAACTTCTGGCCGATCACCGAGCCGCCGGGGACCGGGATGAGCCCGCCGAGGATCGAGCCGGCGACCGGGGCGAGCGGCGCAATCAGCTTGCCGACTGCAACCCAATCCATCAGACCTGCCCCTTGGCCTTGGCGCTCTCGATCGCAGCAACCGCGTTGGCGTTCGCCATCTCGACGCGCTGCACCGCCGACGCCACGGTCGGCGGCGGCTTGTCAGGAGCCGCCACCACCTCCAGCGGCTTCGTGGTGCGCTTTCGCAGCCAGTTGATCAGGAGGCCGATCAGGCTGATGGCAGCCGACACGATCAGCGGACGCATGTCCTCCGGCACGCCGGCGAGCAGCCGCGACGTGACCGGCGTCCAGTCGAGCTGCGAGGCAAAGAGCGCCACGAAGTCGTAGGCGGTGACGATCCCGCTGACGAGCCAGAGCAGCCGACCGGCGAGGATCGTTTCGGACTTCAGAAACAACCGGCGCTCGATCGGCTCGACGAACGCAAAGAACCCTTGCGTCCACTCCTGCCGCTTCAGCCAGGCGCGACCGATGACGGCATAGAACAGCAGCAGGCCGAACAACGCGGCAAGGATTGCCCATATCACAGCATCATCTCCTGCTTGAGCGGCTTCGGCTTCTCGATGAACATATCCGGCTGCTTGAGCGCGTCCCCGATGCGCTTGCACGCGATCTCGAAATACTTCGGTTCGATCTCTATGCCGATGAACTTGCGGCCGAGCTTGACGGAGGCAACGCCAGTGGTGCCAGAGCCCATGAAGGGGTCGAGGATGGTGTGGGCGTCGAGAAAACGGATCAGCCGGGACATTAGTGCGACCGGATCATCATATCGCCGGCACCGGAGCAAAGAAACACCGCAGGTTATGCGGCTGCGGAAAGCAGGCGTGATACTCGCCATCGAGCGAGCGGCGCACGTTGGCTTGTGGAATGAACTTGCCGTCGAGCCAGTAGCCACCCCTCCCGACGCGCACGCGCGAGGGCTCAACCGGCGCGCAGTCGTGGCCGGAGCAGCATTCGGCCGGATACCAGGAGTGCGCTCCCGCCGACCGCACCAGCCACAGGATCAACGCCCACGCGACGACTGCAGCGAGCACCGCGACCGCGACACTGGCGAACACGTCATGCCGGATGTGCTTCTGCCGCTCGATGCGGCGGTATCGGCTCCACTCGGCCATCACATCGCCGCCTGATAGCTTTTGGCGTAGCGGACGCGCGAGTTCTGATAGCTTTTGGCGTAGCGGCGCGCGTGCCGGCCGGTGTAGTGCGCAAACCGCTTGCCGTGCTCACGGCCGCCATAGCTCAGATGGTAGTGCACGGGACGCACGCTCGAATAATCCGTGCTCATGCCGCCCGGCCAGCCGCGCGTCATCGCCTGAATGCAGGAGGGATTGCCGGCGAGATCGACGGCGCGCCCCGAGGCGTGCAGCGAGATGCGCCCCGAGCCGCGGACACGGGTGTTGCGCACCGCGCTGATCACTTTGCTCCCGCACGTCTCTACGATCTCGCGGGCCTTGGCGGCGAGCTGCGGCACCACGCCGGAAAGGCTGACCGAACGCTTCGCGATCTCTGCACCGTAAGCCTTGAGGATGTTCGGCTTCTGCGCGACCGAGGGCGGGGCGATCTCGCGCGGTGGGGCCTGCTTAGGCTTCACGCGCCGGGACGCCGCTGCCGGTGCCGCACGATGACGCGCGCGGCGCTCTGCCTTCGGCCGGACCTTCGATCCAAATTCCACGAACTTCGGACGAAGAATATCCCACTGATCCCCGGCCGCTTTGATCTCCGATGGAAACGAAAGCACGCAGGCAAGGCAAAGCGCGGCGAGAAATGCTCGCATGAAAACCCCCGAGACTTTGATTTGAGATTGTTGCGGGCCGCCCATAGGGGCAGGCGCCCGTTGCAAATTAATTGCAACTCAGTTCTTCGACACGGGCATGATCTGCATCCCCTGCATCCGCCGTACTTCCGCTTCCAGCTCCTTGACGCGGTCGGCGAGCTCCTTCACCGCGTTGATCAGCGGGTAAACGAAAGCAGACTCACCGATCATCTGCTGGCCGTTTTTCTGGACATCCCATCCGTGGAACGTCGGGTTGCCCTGCGCTTCCAGCGACGCCTTGACCTCCTGTGCGAGCAGGCCAAGCATTACGTGCTCGGGATCGACCTGAGGCGCATCGGGAGCCACGCCCCATTCCTTCGGCCACTCCGAGTGGGGCTTGAACGTGTACTCCATCGGCTGAAGCGAGCAGATGAACGCGAGGCCCAGCGAGGAGTTGCCCCGAACGTTCTTCATGCGCTCGTCGGAGGGAGCGTCCCACGTTTGATCCGTGTCATAATTACACGTGATGGCACGTGTCGCGTTACCCAACGTGATTGCGGCGTTGGCGACACCTGTGACACCCCGGCCCAGCACGATCTGGTCTACGGAGTTGTTAGCCGAGGTGTCGGAGTCATGACCGACGATGGTGTTGCCGGTGCCCGTCGTGAGCGTGTTGCCAGCCTGGAAGCCGATGGCGACGTTGTTGCCGCCGGTATTGACTGCCACTAGCGCGCTGGAGCCGACAGCAACGTTATTGTCTGCCGTCGTATTGGCCAGGAGAGCGTTGAGCCCCAGAGCAACGCAGTTATCACCTTCTGTGCTGGTCCCCAGCGCGTCCTTGCCCACCGCCACGTTACCGGCACCTGTGGTGGTGGCATCTGCAGCCCCGGAGCCAACTGCAGTGTTGTTCGCAGCAGTGTTGAGCAACAGGGCCTGATAACCCACGGCAGTACTATCGTTCGCAGTAGTGATCGCCCCAAGAGCGTCCTTACCAACGGCGGTATTACCGGTACCTGACGTATTGGCGTCGAGCGCGGAAGAACCAACCGCAGTGTTGTTGGCCGCCGTGTTAACGAGGAGCGCCTGGTACCCGACCGCAGTGCTGTCATTCGTGGTGGTGATCGCACCAAGAGCATCTTTACCGACTGCGGTGTTTCCAGTTCCTGACGTGTTTGCATCAAGCGCCAAGGAACCGACTGCCGTATTGTTGGCGGCGGTATTGGCCAGCAGTGCGTGGTAGCCGACAGCAGTGCTGTCGTTTGTAGTAGCAATCGCCCCCAGCGCGTTCTTACCAACAGCAGTATTTCCAGTACCCGACGTGTTCGCGTCCAGCGCGCTATGGCCCACCGCCGTGTTGTCACTGGCAGTGTTCAGGCCCAATGCGTCCTTGCCTACTGCGACGTTGTTGGAGCCCGTCAGGTTGGCGTCGAGAGTGGCATGTCCAATCGCGGTATTCTCTGCTCCCGTCGTGTTGAGGATCATCGAGTTGAAGCCGACCGCCGTGTTGTTGTTGGCGGTGGCCGCGCCGAGCGCGCTCTGGCCAACAGCGACGTTCTGCACGTTGGACACGTTTGCGTCGAGAGCCTGGAGGCCGACAGCGGTGTTCTGCGTGCCCGTCTGGTTAGCGAGCATCGCTTGATAGCCGACTGCCGTATTGTTGCCGGCGGTAGTGTTCGAACCAAGAGCGCTCAGACCAACGGCGGTGTTGTTGGCTCCTTCGGTGTTTGCCGTCAGAGCCGACACTCCAATCGCCGTGTTGCTGTTGCCCGTCGTGTTGGCAGTCATCGAGGCTGCGCCGATAGAAACGTTATTAGATCCACTCGAATTAACCAGCAGAGCCTGATACCCGTACGCGGAATTGCCACTGCCGTTGTTGTCCCGAAGCGCGGTGATGCCGACGGCGGTATTGTTGTTGCCGGTACTGTTCGCTCCGAGAGAGTTCTGGCCGATCGCAGTGTTCCCCGCGCCCGACGTGTTGGCGTCGAGCGCGCCGGAGCCGACCGCTGTATTGTTATTGCCCGTATTCAGGGTGAGCGCGTTCTTGCCGACTGCGGTGTTGTCGGTGCCGGACACGTTAGACGCGAGCGCGCTCTGACCAACGGCAACGTTGTCATCGCCAATCGTGTTCAGGGCGAGCGCGTTCTGCCCGACAGCTACGTTGCCGACTGCCGTGGTGTTGGCGGCAAGAGCAGACAAGCCAACAGCAGTGTTGTTATTCCCTTCCGTATTCGCTCCGAGAGCGGCCTTGCCGACAGCTACGTTGCCGGCCCCGATGGTGTTGGCGCCTAGAGCACTGGCGCCGACAGCGACGTTGTTGGCGCCGCTCGTAGTGGCCAGCATCGCCTGATATCCAACCGACGTGTTGCTGCTCGCAGTGTTGGCCGCGAGAGCACTCGTTCCGACCGCAGTATTCTGCGTACCAGTGACGTTGACCAGGAGCGCGGAGTGACCGACCGCAACGTTGTCGGCGGCAGTCGTGTTCGCGCCCAGAGCGCTGTGACCGACAGCGACGTTGTTGTTTCCAGTCGTGTTTGCGTCGAGAGCTTGCAACCCGACAGCGACGTTGGCCGCTCCAGTCGTGTTCAGCACCATCCCGTTGTAGCCGACTACCGTGTTGCCCGAAGCCGTCGTGCTCGATCCGAGAGCACCAGCCCCGACCGCGACGTTGGTGCCTCCGGTGGTGTTGATGTTCATCGCGCCGTGGCCGAAGGCGACGTTGCTGATGCCGACAGTGTTGGACTGGAGCGCGCCTCCGCCGAACGCGGTGTTACTCGTGCCCGTCGTGTTGGCGGCCATCGCCAGAGCACCGACAGCGGTATTGACGCCCGTCGTGTTGGTCGCGAGAGCGTCCTTGCCGACTGCGGTGCAGTTGGAGCCGGTAGTGAGCAGCAGAGCGTTGAGGCCGACAGCGGTGTTGTTCGTGCCGATCAAGTTAGCTCCCAGCGCGTCCTTGCCGACTGCCGTGTTCCCCGTCCCAGTAGTGACAGCGTCCGATGCTCCAGCGCCGACAGCGGTGTTGTTGGAGCCTGTCGTGTTGGCTCCGAGAGCGTCCTTTCCCACAGCGACGAGCCCGGTGCCGGTTGTGCTCACGTCTAGAGCATTGCCGCCGACAGCGGTGTTACCGTCAACCGTGTTCAGTATCAGCGCCTGATGACCAACGGCAGTGTTGTTGGAGCCCGTAACATTTGCTCCGAGAGCACCCGTACCAAGTCCCGTGTTGGCGACTCCCTCCGTGTTTGCTGCCAGGGCGGAGTGACCGAACGCGGCATTGCTGTCGCCGCCAATGTTGTTTGCCAGTGCTCCCGACCCACATCCAGTATTGCTCTCACCCGTCGTGTTCGAAACGAGCGTGGTGCCACCGACTGCGACGTTACCATTGCCCGTCGTGTTCAGCGCGAGAGCGTTGTACCCGACTGCGGTGTTGCCCGTACCCGACGTGTTGGCCGCGAGAGTGAACAGGCCGAACGCGGTGTTGAAGGTTCCGACCGACGTGACGGGAAGCGAATTGTGCCCCACCGCCGTGCTGGCAGTCGAAAGTTCAAACGACTTCGCACCTCCAATCGCCATACCGATGTTGTCGGCTCCGATGCGGAACAGCCCGGTGTTGGCGTCCTCGATGAAACGCAGAGCCAGATCGTTCACGGCTCCGTCGGAAATCTCCACCATCTTCGAGGCGGCCACCGACGCTTCGTAATTTGCCATGGTAACCTGACCGACAACGTCAAGCGTCGGACGAGTGCTCTCAAATGTCAAAAGCATGTTAGGGGCATAGATATTGCCCAGCGTGAAACGCCCGTAGGGACCAAGCTGAAGTCCAACAGGACCACCTGTGAGATCAGGAGCATTAATGTCAGTCAACTTGACATCGAGCGAGGATAGCGGACCCCACCCGTAGGCCTCCTGTCCCAGGTACCCCAAGTCGCCCAAGTCGCCCAGAATGGTGCCGCTGAATTTCAAGTTCTGGACGCCACCAACGTCGTCAAACACCGGAAGAGAGTTAGTGCCGCCATATTGGGCGATGTTAAAAATCGCACCCGAGCCTGCCGCCGGCACCTTGATGTAGACTTCAACCTCAACATCAAACCGGCCGTTCTTCGGGATGCCCGTGTTGTCTCCCTGCTGGAAGTTGACGTGGACCGGTGACGTGATGATCTCGTCACTATCGATGTCTGTGTAGTGGACCTTGCCCGACGTCACGGACTCATCTGGATCGTCGTTCGTGTAGTGGCCGATCACACAGCCGTTCAACTGGCAGTTGCGCGCTCTCGCCACCACGTCGAAGTTGCGAATGTTGGCGTAGGCTACGGCGCGGCCACACGTCTCGGCGCGCAATGTTCCAACAAGATTGTCGCCGTCGTTGACCGCCAGAATGGGGTAAGCAACTTCCTCAGCGTACAGATCAAACTTGATGTTCCGTGAGCGTGTTCGCTCTGGGACGCCGCCCGTTGGCCAACGGTTGAGAAACAGAATGCCAACGCTTCTGCGAGACTGTCCCTGAATTTCAAAGTCAACGCACTCGTCGATGTAGTGATCGTATGCACCACCGACGCCAAGTGGAAATGGCATCTCGCACTGACGATTGTAGCCAGTGATCCGAACGTCAGTACACCGCTGCCAGTGAAACATGACCTGAAGGATATCAAAAGCATCTTCGGTGAAAATCTGAAACCTGGAACCGTTGAAATTCCAGCGAACACCGTTGCAGTCTTGCGCGATCCCCATCGCGGCGAACCCGCTGAAGATACTCTCGTCACCAATGATCGTATATACGTCGTTGTCCCCGTTCTCGATGCGACCGGTGCCATCGGCGGTCAACGCCTCAAACAGAGCGTTCCAGCCCGCGCTATTCAGCTGCGCCTGCTCAAAGGTGTGGACTCCAGGCACGATGTCGAAGTTCTTAGGCTGGAGCACCTTCTGCCCAGCGCGCAGTCTTGTTGGTGACGCAAACTCTGGAGGAGTGTGAACCGTGACCGGCTGCTCAATGTCCATGTTGGCCATGAGCCGGAACGACACGCCCGCTCGCACCAACAGGCAAAGGCGGTCGGCGACCAGGTCCCCCTCGACCAGCGGCAAGCCGTACAGGTTCAGCACGTCGGTCACGCCAATCGAGTCGATGTTGATCGTAACCGCGCCGGTATTGGTCGCGACCGGCACCAGCTCGTAGATCTTGCCTTCGGTGTAAGAGACCGCCGCACCCACGACATCCGTGTCGGAGGTCGCCGTGATCGCGTTCGCAGTCCCGCCGACGTCGATCAGCCTCTCCGGCCCCAAGCCCCAGAGCGCCGCGACCTCGGTGTTGACCGCGCGCGCGTGCGTTTTCTCGCCGACGCCGGACGGATAGCCGTTCTCGGGAGTCGGGGTCTGGCGGACGGCTGCCGTCATTGTATCGCCTCTGTCATTGGAATAGCTCGGGCGCTTCTGGGACGAAGGTCAGTGTGGCTTCAAGGTCATTCTTCGGCGCGATGTCGAAGACGATCATCCGCGAGTACTCGGATGCGAGGTCGCCGGACACCAGGAGGCAGTCGGCGGCGAGCACGCCGCCGCCAGGGATCGCAAACGGCGTCGAGAACGTCACGGTCTTAGCCTCGCCGCCGCTCGCGACGATCTGCTTTGTCAGCAGCGTTTGATCGAGCAGCCGGATTGCAACACCGACGTCCCCGTCGAGATAGAAGTCCTCGCCGCCGGATTCGGTGTAGAAGTCATCGTCGCCGTCCGACAGATAGAACGCCTCGGATGCTTCCAGCGGAATCGAGCCATCGAGCACCAGGCCGGTCACGTTGCCTCCCGATGTCGTCACCGACTTGATGCGCGCCGACCCGACAGGCCGCGAGAGCACGTCATGCTGCACGCCGACGAGATCGCCGCGCCGGCAGACGATCGACTCGATCCCGCATTCCCCGAAATAGAACACGAAGCGCAGATCGGATTGCTTGAGATCGAATTCCGCTCGCGCGACGGTCTTATCCTCGTCGACAAAGCCCTCGTAGCCGATTTCCTCAAGTCTCGACGTGTCGGCATCCGGATCGAGCGGATCGAGCACCGTGACCGTGGTTTCCTTGTAGTCGTCCGCGACATCGTCGAACTTGACGCGGAAGCCGGTCGGGCGGTTGGCAAACGTGCGCTCGAACCTGAATGACCGCATGTTGCGAAAGCTGAATATCTGCGTCGGGGCGTCACCCGAGCGGTCGCGATCAATCAGCACGTCCCAGGTCTCGGACTGACGTGGCCGGGCATAGCCGCAAAACGCCAGCATGTTGAGGACATCGTCGCCGGAGCGGCCGTTGACCACGGCGTCGCATGTGTAGTCGTTGTCGATGCACTCCTGCCGCCATTCCACCAGCACGTCATCGCCGACGAGATCGGCCGGCAGCGGATCGGCGTTGAGCCGGCCCGCCATGACCTCGCGATAGTGCGGCGCCGGGTTCGACGTCGTTTCCCATGTTGCCCACGCCGAGCCGTCCCAGTCCTGCACGTAGCCGGCCGCGACCGCGGACAGTTGGCCGAGTTGCTGACCGATGGTGCGAACCGCAATCGCCGCGAAGTCGGCCGACTGGATCGGGTGTTCGTGCCAGATCGAGAAGCAGCGATCGACCCGGCACATCGCCGTGACGGCGGTAATCTTGACCGGCGTACAGTGGATGCCGCCGACACTGAAATAGTGGAACAAATCGAACGTCGCCGGATTCGGCACCACGTCGCTTGCCGCCATGACGTAGCTCGAATTAAGCGAGACCTTGGGATACGCGCAGCCGACCTTGAACTGCACCTCCCAGCGGTCGCCGTCGCTCTCGAAGGTCTCGCCGTGCAGATAGATCCCGGCATAGTGCGGATAGAGCTCGACGTTCTCCACCTTGCTGGTGAGGTAGGTCGCAGCGTCCAGCAGATCATCGCCGGCACCGGCAGAGAAATGCGCGTCCGCATCGAAGGCGTCGGTTGCAGGCGTCGTGTCCTGGCCGGGCACGTGCTTCCAGGCTGCATGCACACCGCGCGCGCTCTGCGGCGTCGGCAGCACGTCCGGCGGCTCATCCCATATCAGGCGGATCGAGCGCCGCAGCGCATTGGTGGATGTCGCGTTGACGTGGATTTCCGGAATGTAGATCCAGTCTTCATCGCCTCGGCGACGCATGCGGACGCGAATCGGGACCGCGAACGCAAACCCCGCGCCCTCGGCCCAGTTGATCCCGCCCGGCCACTCCAGGTTGATCCAGAACTGATCTGGATCGACGCCGGTCACGACGGCGTGCCACACCGGCAGGTCGCCTTCGGGATCGTCCTGGTCCTGCAGGATCGAATAGTCGCCGTCGGCACCATCGATCTGGTGGTGCGACACTTCAACGGCGATCGGATGTGCCTTGCCCTGACGCTCGACGAGCGTGATCGCGGCGTGAACATCGGCGAGCGTCACCGCCGCGGCCGAGGTCTGACCCTCGAACGTCTCGACCTCGACGTTCTCCATCGAGTCGGCCCCGATGCCGCCGAAGCGCACGTCGTCGATGTCGTGGCCGCCGGTCAGCACATAGAGCGCCTCGATCCGCACCCGGTCGGCTTCGATGATCTCGGCGATCGGCTCCTGCGCGAACGGCGGATAGACGATGTGCGTGCCGATCACCCGCGGCACCGCGCCGCCAGGGTTGAGAACGTTGCCGGCGAGCGCGGCGGCCTGCTCGGAAACCGGCATGCCGGGCGCCGCGGCCGGGTCTTCCTGCTTCGGCGGGCCGGTCAGCGCCGCGACCGCAAGCGACCCGCCGACGCCGATCGCGGCCGACGCCAGCGAGCCGACCAGCGCGGGGGCAACGCCCAGCCCGCCGAGCGCAAACCATGCGAACTGTCCGACGAAGGGGCCTGCGGCAAGCGCCGCCACCAGCACGCCGATCATCGCGACCGTGGCCAGCGGATTCTTGCCGCCCTGGCCGCCGCCGCCGGCGAGCGGCCAGTAGAACGTCACCACGATGTCGCGGCCCGCAACCGACTTCGGCCGCACGTAGAGCCACCACTCGCGCGGCACCGGCTCGCCGTTGATCGCGACTGCACCGCGATCGGCGAAATGCGCCGGCAGGCCGTGACGCCCGATCGCCTGGCGCACCAGATCGGCGATGGTCGCCCCTTGCGCGAACACCGCGATCCGCGGCGTGCCGAGCGCGCGATCCGACCAGACGACCGGCACGCCGCCGTGATTGCGCTTGAGCGGCGCGTTCATCCCGCGACCAACTCCCGGTGCCGATAGGCCGCGATCAGCCGGCGCGACACATCCTTGAGCGGCACCGCGCACGAGTCGGTCGCCTTCTCGACGTGCAGCATCATCGTCTCGGTCAGCATGATCCCGACGTGTCCTTCGTCGCGGATCGGCTTGCCGTTGACGCGCGCATGCGCCCACATCAATTGCAGGTCGAACGGCTGCGGCTTGCCCACGACCGGAACCCATGTCCCGCTCGCCTTTTCCTCTGCGGTCGCGCGCAAGATCGCCGCAAGATCGCCGGCCGAAATGTCACCGTGCCGCGGCAACTCGATCGAGCGCTCGCGCCACATCACGAGCCGCACCAGGCCCCAGCAGTGGCAGCCGGCCTCGTCGAATCCTTCCTCGACGAACGGGATGCCGATATAGCGGCCCGCCCAGGCCGGGACGCCCATCGTCACCGGAACAGCCCCGGCAGCCGTTCGGCGGTCGCGCGCACCGATGGCCAAGGCTCCTGCGACAAATCGAACGATCGCAACTCGGCCTCGATCGCAACCGCATCGCCGCGAACGTTCGCAAACCGCAGGAAGTCCGCCGAATACTCGATGACCGGCGTTCCGGTCGGAACGCGGGCGTTGTCTTCGTCGACATCGTCCCCGAAGTCTGAGAGTGCGAGGATTTCCAGCTTGATCCGCGGTGAGGTCCGCAACCGCAGCACGACCTCGCCCGGCACGCGGTCAATGTTGGCCATCCGAGCGACCGCGCGCGGCGGGCGCTCGGTGTCGGTCAGGATCTCCACATCGAACGGGATTGCCGAATAGAGCAGGCCGCTGCGCTTGTAGTTGATCGGCAGCCCGTTGGCGTAGCTGATCGAGCCCATCTCGGAGACCACCCGCACCGGCTGCGCGAGCGTCGATGCGTATATGGTCACGAAGTAGAGAAAGACTTCCGACGTGCGCTGCGCCTGCGCCTCGTTGCGGAAGCCGTCCGTGATGTCGCGCGGCATGGCTTTAGGGCAGTTTCCGCATGCGGTAGGAAACCTCGCGATAAGTCGCGCCGTGTGGGCCGCCAAGCGCCGGCGGCTCCATGAAGTGATAGGTGCCGCCCGCGGCGGCTGTGCGCGGGTGATTGCGCGTGAACGTCAACGATCCGTCTTTCAGCGTGTCGCGATACCACGCCATCAGCGTGTCCCATTCGTTGCTGGTGACACGCCCGGTAAATGCGAACACATCGGTAGATACCGAGGTGCGGCGGCCTTCCATCGGCGGGCCGAATTCGGGCTGGAACGAGCGCACGTTGCGCTCGGGCTTTTCGGAGACAGATGCCCGCAACACGACCTGGTTCACGGCCGGCCAATTCTCCGGCATGGCTCACCGCCTCACGCCGACCGGCTTGGACCCGAAGCGCTGGCCGAGCACGCTATCCATGTCGCCCGCCCCGATCGCCTTCGTGACCTCGCCGATGATCACCTTGACCATCTCGCGGCCGTCAGGCCCGCGCGAGCGTTCCTCGCGGGCGGGCTCTGACGAATAGTTCTGGACGATGACCGTGGTGCCACCGCCGGCACCCTCTGCCGCGACGCCGAGCCGCCCCTGCGAGTCGCGGCGCAGCGGCATGATCGCCTCAGGCCCGGCCTCGCCCATCAGGCCGGTGCCGTTGGCAAACGGAAAGATCGTCGGCCGCGTCACGATCCCACCCGCCGCAAACGGCACCAGCCCGCCGGGGCCGAACACATTGCCGTGCGCGCTGCCGAGCAGCGACCCAATGCCGCCGCTGATTCCCGCGCTGAGACCGCCCGCAATCGGGCCGACCACGTGCTTGAGCAGGAGCGCGTTCGCGACCGCCTCCAGGATTCGGGTGCTCATCTTTTCAAGCCCGGCCGACAGCGTGTCGGTGCCCTTGGCCATCGCAAAAATGTCGGAGGTCGTGCCGCGCAGCGCCGCGGCCAGTTCGCTGTCCAGGTTGGTCGCGAGCTTGTTGGAATCGATCGCCAGGCGCGTCAGGGCCGGCGTCTCGGACGCGCGCACCTTGATCGCCTCGGCGGTCAGTTGTGCTTCCTTGCGCACGATCCGCTCGGCGGTCGCGATGTCCTCGGCGCTCTTGACTCCGGCCTTGCCGAGTTGCTCCTTGGCGAGTGCCCATTTCGTATCGGCGATCTCGCCCTCGCGCGCGATGCCGAGCTGCTCTCGCATCGCGAGGACCGCCCCGTTGTGCGCGAGCGCGGCGGCATCGAGCGCGCGCTTCTGGAACGGCAGCAGATCCTTGTTTTTCTCCACCTCGGCGTTGATCTGGCGGACCCGCTCCAGATAGGTTTCGGCCGGCGTCACGGCGGCGCCGAGCAGCGCGTTGATCTGGCGTTGGTCGTCGAGAAGCTGCTCGGGCGTGCGCGGCAATCGCTCGGCCGCGGCCGGCGCATTACGCAATGCCTGATCCGCACCCGGCACGCGAAACCCAAGGTCGGGGGCCTTGTTGACGGTTATTTCCGGCGCCGCCGGAATATGCTTGCGGCCCTGCAGCAGCGACAAGCCGCCCTTCGACCACCATTCGACGAAATTCGTCCAGGCCGACGATGGCGAGAAATTCTGGATCTTGTCGATGATCGCGATCAGATCCTCGCGGAGCTCCTTGGCGTGCCGAAGCTCGGTCTCGGCACCAATCAGGCCGATCTTGTCCCGCAGGCGCTCGCCGGCCGCGTCGGCCTGCGCCTTGAGCGTCGCAAGCTTCTGGATCAACTCCTTGTCGATGACATCGCCGGCCATCTTCGCCTGCTCGGCGAGCATGTTGAGGCCGCCGGCCCTGGACGTGTCGCCCAGCATGCCGGTCAGCACGGCGACGCCCTCCTTGCCGCCGGCCGCGCGCAACAACAGGTTGCGCTGCGAGACCGAGGCGCGGTCCACCGCCTGGGCGAGCATGTCCCATGCCGCAGCCGCATCGCCGGCCTGCTGCATGTCGCGGGCGAGTTGGGCATCAATGCGCCGGATCTCTTCGAGCATCTGCCCGCCTCCGCGGCGCATCTGCTCCCACCCGGCGGTGAACTTCTGCACCGCAGACCCGGCCTGCTCGGCCTTGTTGCCGTGGTTTTCCGCAGCGTTGGTCAGCGCCTGGAGCTGCATGGTGGACAGCGCCGTGGTGGCGGCGAACTCGCGCAGCCGCAACGCCTTCTCACCGAGCTTGTCCGACAGATCGATCAGCTTGTTGACCGCCGCCGCAACAGCGCCGAGCCCCGCCACGGCGAGCAGCGACTTGCCGCCCGTGGCAAGCGCCTCGATCGCCGTCTCCGCAGCCGTGTTGAGCGAGCGGAGCGACGTGCGCGCACCCTCGACATCGCGGCGCAACGCCGCGAACGCCGAACCACCCTTGTGGGTGGCGGTCAGTTCGATCGGAAGGACTTCGGCTTGCGCCATGTCAGCGGTCTTCCTGTTCTTTCCGAATCTTGCAATAGGCCCGCCACTCGGCGATCTCGTCGAGCGTCAGGTTCTCGATCTCGGCGACGGTCTTGTGCAGGCGATCCGCGAGCGCGAACAGCATCAAACGCTCGGGATCGCTTCTCAGTTTTTTTCCGCGACCTCGGCCGGCGTCGATTTAACCATCTCGGCCGCGATGCGTGCGATCACCGAGGAATCGGCATTCCGCCGAAGCGTCTGCTTGTGCTCCAGCGTGAACATCTTATTGCCGTCAGCATCGAGCGCGCGAGAGATCACAATGTCGACGTTCTCGACCGCGTTCTTGAACAATTCGGTCGACGCCAGCGGCGTGAGCCGCTTGAAGTAGATTTTCAGCGGCACGCCATCGACGCCCCACTCCGGGACCTCGACGAACTGATCCTTGGTCGCGTTGTAGTGTGCGACGATCTGGTCAATCACCGCCATGGCGCTTACACCGTGCCCGGATAGGTCAGCGCGCCGTTGCCGCGGAAATTGAACTCGCGCGTCACGATGTTCGAGCGGTTGGTATCGATCCCGATCTCGGTGATGGTCGCAGTGCCGGTGTAGTACTTGTCGCCGGAGTCGGCGCCCTCCGGGTAGAGGTTCAGCGTGATCGATGCACCCTGAAGCATCGCCTCCTGCCCGTTGGTGTCGGTTTCGTCCCAAGAACAGCGCACCGACCCATCCCATGAGCCGATGCCAGCAAGGTGTGTCTCCCACGAGTCGCCCATTGCGGTGTCGTCGGCCGGGTTGTTGCGGACGCGCAGCGTCCAGGACTGGATTTCGGCCACCGTGTTCGAGCCGACCTTCACAGAGCCGTCCTTGCCGTGGTGGGTTGCCATGGCGATCTCCTGTTGTTCGTGATGGCTGGAAAAACGACTTCAGACCGCCGTTGCCGGCGCATTCTCTGCCGTGCGGTAGAGCACGCGATATTCCATGCGGACTTCGCCCGCGTGGCTTTCGCCCGGCGACTGCGCGTTGATCCGCGTCGCCGTCAGCGTGATTTCCTTCGTCAACCCGTCGAGCGACGGATCCGCGACGATCTTGGCCTCGACCTCGGCCGCGATCCGGTCCAGCGTTTCTTCGATGTCGCGCGCGGCGTTCGGGCCAACCGTCACCGCACGGCCCTCGACCGAGAGCGTCAGCGTTCGCAGCAGGATCGGCGCCGAGCCCATCGTGTCGGCGTCGGAGACTTCCTCGGTCGCATAGATGAGCAGCGTCGGCAGATGCACCTTGCCGAGCGGATGCGTGCGGCCCGAGAACACGCGCCCCTGCGTGGTCGGAAGACCCGCCAGCGCCGCAACCACGGCGTTGCGGATTTGGGTGCGGACGTGAGACATCGGATCAACCGCCCAGCACGACCAGCGTCATGCCGGAACCGTCCGGATGTAGGTCAGTGACACGATAGGTCACGCCGTCAACCGCGAGCGTGTCGCCGGCATCGCCACCCTGTGCATCGGCTGGGATGTCGTCCGTGCGGCAGAGAAACGTCGGCTGCGCGTCCGACGTTGCAACGTGTTCGCCGACCACGACCGGCAGATGCGGATTGTTGAAGATGCCGGCGATGTCCGCAGCGGTGCCGTTCAACGGCGTGTAGGCCGCCTCGGTCCCGAATTCGTCGGGATCGAGGAACGTCAGACGGTCGTCGGCGGATTCGACCGGCATTGTCGCGGGCTAGTTCTGCTCGACCATGAGCGAGATCGTAAACACCTCCGAGTCGCCCGGCGTATAGGCGCCGCGCGCCTCCACCACGCCGAACAAGGTCTGCGCGACCGCAACGAACGGCAGGCTGCCGGTGCCGAAGCCCCAGGCCACATCCGAGAAGCCGGTCATGGCCGCGATGTCGATATAGCCGATATAGCCCTTGGCCGATGCCACCACGTTGCCGGATATCGGATCGTTATCGCCGTTGCTCGCGAATGTTGGAACGACCGTGAACAGATGCAGCCGGAACGCCGCGTTGGTGACGCTGTTGGTCGACTTCTGAATCTTCGCGCCGACCACCTTGCCGTTGCCACCGCTGATCCGGGCGGCGGTGGTGAACGAGCGCGCAGCAACCGACCCTGCGGTGACCGAGTTTGCGACCAGATCGCCCGACGCATAGGCCGTGGTGTCGGCTGGCCGCACCAGCGTCGCGGACGCCGCGATCACCGCGGCCGTCTGTCCGACCTGGCCGACATGGGCCTCGCCCCCCGGCAGGGCCGCGTTGACCTGGACGCCGTTGGTCGTGCCGGGCGCGGTCTGGTCGATGCCGACCTTGCCGACGATGGCCGCACCGGCCAGCAGCGTCACGTCGCCGATTTCGATCGTCGGCGAGGTCGCAAGCTGCACCAGCAACATGCCGGTGTCCTTGTCCATCGCCAACGGATAGATGCCGCCGTCGCTGCCGACGCCGCAGATCACCGGGCCGGATGGGTTGCCAAGGGCCATGGAAGCCTCCGGGGCTTAGCCGTGCGAGCGGCGGGGAGCGGGCTTGGGTTCGCCCTTGATGTTGACCGGCGGGGCCGCAGGCTTCGCGACGCGCGCGGGCTGCCCGTCGAGCGGCACCAGCACGCCGTCAAGCCTGCGCTCGACCTCTGGCACGCCGACGACCTCGCCCGCCTTGAAATCCAGCGGCGCGGTCGACCTGACCTCGGCCGGCTGCTTGCCGTCCCAGTCCTTCGGCACATCGAGGTTGTGCCGTCGCGGATTGATCTGCTCGGCGGTCAGAACAAGTGTCTGCCCGGCTCCGAATTTCGCGACGCCGTGATCGACGCGGCATTGAATCATGACGATCTCCTTTTGCAGTTCGCAGATGCTCTTACCCAATGCAAAGGGCCGCGCCTCTGCGGCGCGGCCCTCGACGTGCGACAAAAAACGCGAAACGCGGTCGATCAGGTCATCACGACGTAGATTCCCCGCCGCCAATCGCCGTAGCCCGCGCCGCGCCAGCCATCGATGCCGAACTGCCAGGCGTCGTTGTCGAACTCGAATTCCGAGCCCTCGGCCTTGGCCTTGAACTCGATTTCCTGCTCGGTCTGCCTGATGAACGCCTTGGTCGGCGCATCGGTGCGGAAGATCGCAAACGAGTCCGTCCAGGTTAGCCGCGCGTTCATCTGCACATCGACGCGGAGCCCGGCGATGATGTTCGGGTTGAGGTTCTGCGCGAGCATCGCCGTGGTGAGCGTCGAGACCGCCGCGACCGCGATCAGGTAGAGCGGCGTCGGCACCACCACCAGGAACTGCCGGGCGTTCTCGTTCATCGGCTCGCCGCGGTCGTCCTTGAACGCCAGCATCGCCGAGATGCCGGCGAGGATCGCCTGCTGGAATTC